TTCATTCCAATCCCATGTATACATTTCAATGCCACTTAAAGTTTTATCTATGTATTTAATGTTTGTTTTTAAATTTTCATCTGAAAATCCAGCCATACTTGCAAGCCCAAGTATTGTAGATAATGTTTGCCCCATCCCCGGACTTCCAGTTTGAGTTTGAGTTGCCCCTCCGCCCATTGGAGTAGCTCCAATTGCGTTAGACGCATAGTTAATGCTATTTGCTGGAGCGCCAACGTATCCTGCATATTGTTGTTTTGCAGAGTCAATTAACGCCTGTTGCGCAGCTTGTTGCAATGCGCCTTGATCGTACAAATTTTGATTAACTTGTTGGCCCATAGTAAAGCCAAGATTGGCAACGTTTCCAAGTTGATTTCCTGCGGCTAAACGTTGCTGACTTCCTGCCAATCCTGACTGAACATTAAATTGATCTGCCGACATTCTATTGGCAATATCAGCTTGAGCTGCCTGCTGTGCATTTTGAAAGCCCTGCGCCCTTAGTGCCGCAGATTGTTGCCCCAACATATCAGCAACGCCACGCCCCATTTCAGCTTGTGCTATCCCGTGTCGAGATCCGCCAAATGCTTGAGCCGCTTGTGCCTGCGCTCCAAGATTGTTCATACCAATTTGAGCATTACGCAATACATCTTGCGCCTGAGCGTCAATAACTTGTTGCGTATAAGGATTTTGGTATTGAGAAAGATCAGTCGTCGCCAACTGTCCGGCTTGAACTTGGTTTGGAACATATCCCATTTCCATCGCCGCGCCTTGCCCAGCTCCGTATACGCCCTGTGCCGCCGCTTGGTTTACGTTAGGGATTCCGCCCTGTGGTGATCCTGCCATAATTTATCCTTTATACATTGCCTTTATAGATTGCGTAACCGTTGCCCATCGATACGTACCCCGGCGGAGCGGCTGCGTACCGATTTGGCATCCTTGGATCTTTAGTCTGATCAATTCCTAGTCTAACAATTTCTCCTTGCTGAGGGCCGGAAGCTACAAGCGGCTCCGGTTGATTCCCACTAAATGGATCGACAAACATTTTGTTATATTGCGCCACTTGGCCCGGCCTTCTTGCCTCTAACTCAGCCAACGCTTGGTCAAACAAAGCACCAGATGAATATCCTTGCAGTCCGCCTGCAAATGTTTGTGGTTCTGGCGCCATGCCTTGCATGGCAGTCAGTGACCCTTGTGGAAGCATACCAAATGCTTCTGCTGCACCAATATTTGTATTAAAAGCCGCTTGTTGAGTTGGATTAAATGCCGCAACGTCAGGCCCGTAAAATGGCATATAACCAATTTTTTGAGCTTGTTCAGCTCTAGCAATGTTTCTTTCTGCTGGCGCTTGAACCCATGCAGGCAATGTACTGGTTGTTTGTCGGCTTCCGCCTTTACTGCCACCGCTCATTTATATCTCCCTTTTAAGCGTTGTAAACTCGAACTCCCATCCAAGTTTATTTAATACTTTTTCCCAGCCCTTACGACCAGCTATTGTTAATGAAGAGCATCCGTTTGCCTTGGCAAACTCAGCAAATGGCTCGTTTAAGGTTGTAATTTGCTCAAGCCTACCACCAGCTAGAAAAACGTGAAACACTTTTTTGCGCGGATACTCAATGATTTCAGTAATACAACAGCCATCATCAAGAGGCCAAAATTGGTACCTATAGCTAAGAACACCAAGAACAATATCATCGAAAGTATGTGTACCACCGCTATAAGCGAGAGCGTCATCAATATACTTCCTGCATTCGACCAGTTTTTCAGTAACATTCATGGCACATATAACTCAGCTACAGACAGCGTTACAGATGGCGATGCTGTGCAAAATGAAGTTGCCGCAGTCGTTGATAAAGAGCCATTTGTGCTATCTACGGCAAACATTGACTGCAAATAATCGTTGGCATTTACATCAAAAACGCCAGACCTGCTAATTATTTTCTTTTGCCCATTGTTGTGCAGCGTAGTCACCATCGTTGAGTTTGCTAGATTAACGCCGTTAATTCGAGGCCAGAAATAGAACGTAACCGTGCTGCCTGAACTTGAAGTAATTTCAGCGCTAAAATTCAATCGATATATGCCAGACTTAGCAAACACAATCTTGCTTGCATCGGTTCCGTCAATAGACACATTATGCGACGATGCGCTTGTATTGTAAGTTATTGCTGTGGCGGTATCGGCTCCAGAGGCGGTCTGGTTAGTAAAATCTACAAAGTAACCGTATGAGTTCTCGCCGTATGGAATAGGCTGAAAGGCGCCATCCGTTGAGACGACCATATGATCTATTGATGCGTCCCAGAGCATAATCCCATCTTCAGACGCAGAATCACCAGTTAATTTAAAGTCTAGCTTATTCCTTGTCCGGGCAATATAGTTATTAAGACGCTCGGCCCATTCTCGCCAACTGCCGCCTAATGGTGGAGGGCCGCTCAACGCTTACCTCCAGCCTTGGCCTCGATTCGCATCGTGCCAACTCGCCAATCATTATTGACCGTAGTCTCAACTCTCATTCTTACCTGTCTACCACTAAATCTAACACTTGTTGGATTAGCCATTGTGAATGATCCAAACTCGCTTTCTGTGCCGTTAGGATAAAACCTAGTCTTAAACTTGGCGTTTATGTCGCCCTGAGTTAACTCATCTGGAATTAAATCAGTGACGTGCATAATTTTATCACCATTACCAAGACTTATCGGGCCAGATTCAACAAATTGCGTTGCGCCGTCGTGATTAAATCCATATTCTTGGAAGTAAAGCCTTCCATTGCTATTTGCCCATATTGGATAACGCAAAATGCCGGTATCAATAGCAGCCGTTCGAGACAGCTCGCCAATCATCCATATATTGTCTTTGTAATCGTATGAAACATAACGATTGTTCTCTGTAGAATCTTCACTAGCATAGAACCACCAGATTTCTGAGAAGCGACTGTTATGCGTTGCATATACTTTGCTGATTTGGTTTGTGTTTATATCTCGGAATATATGATCGCTAACTTCGCAGTTAAGCTCTTTTACGATTGATCCATCAAAGAAAAAGAATCCTTTTTGCCCCATCCAAAATGCAGCTTGATCTACCGCTACCAATGACTTTGGTGAGTCAGTGCCGCAGGCAGAGCCAACGCGCTCAAATCCGTATACATACGGCGGCCCTTGATAAGTAGCCAAGTGAGCGTCAACGTCAGTGACTATTAAAGTCCTGCCTCTAATTCTAATTGCAGATCTAATTGTTCCAGAGGACTGTAATTCAATGTCGCCAGCCTCATTTGTTGCTGATGGCGTCCATGACGTTAAGTTTTCCTTATCGCACCATTGTATTTTACGAGGATTAGCGCCAGCGCCTAAAGCAAACAGAAACCGTTCCTCGGTAACAATCAAACTTTGATTATTTATTGGCGCATTAGTGATTGGTGCAGCAACACCGCCGCCGTCAACGTCCCATAAATGCAGTTTTCCATCAGTTGATGAGCAGGCAACTAAATCCTCGCCAAAGTTATCAATTGCCCACGTCGTCGCTGGCAACCAGTTTGCAGATGGAGTTCTTGGAGTGCTATACGATCCTACGTTATATAAACCGCCGCCATATCCAGTATTTTGCGTTGCAGATTGCCTGCCGGATGTAAATGACGTTGGCGTAATATCGGTAACCGTGCCAGCAGAGCTTATTGCATATAGTTTTTCATACGTTCCAGCTGCAAGATTGTTATTAGCGTCTAGATCTCGCCAACCATGCATTCCTCGAGGCGGTGCGGCTATTCCAGATGTAACAAAGTCAGTCCATCCGCCAACCGGACGCATACTGCCCTCAGACCAACGTACTAAACTTGCGTCACGCCATCTGTTTGATTGTTCAAACTCTGTGCCGTTCTTATACACACCCGGCGGTAGCTTTAATGGAATCAATGCCATCTATTTTCCCTTACGCAGTTCGTTTCCACATAAAAACTGTTATGTACGGTTGTAAGTTCTTACCTGTTGCTGATTCACCTGCGCTGTTTACTGTTGTTGTAGTTGTAGTAGTAATGACTGCTGTTGCTGAACCAGACTGAACACCACCACCTGATAATAAAGCATCCCCACCAGAACCAGAAGCACCAAGACCTCGTGCAACACTATGTGTATGTCCAGAGTCTGTAGACGTTGAAGCTGAAGTAGCTGTGTGCGTATGAGCAGGTATAATTGAATCTTTAGTACCGCCAGTTTCTTCTGCGGCGTCAAAATCTGTATCGCTTGCGTCGTAACCAACTACGGTTTTTCCAGCTCCAAATCTAACCCATGTTGTTCCGCCCATTGCGGCAACTACCGCAGCTGAATCAGCATAATTAGTTATCGTTGTAAAAATTGATCCAACTGGATTAAGAGCATCTTTTATTTGGGCTAATGTAGATAGCGCATTAAATTGAGTTTGTATATTTGATGTAACGCCGTCACAATGATTTAACTCTGCGGCTGTCGATGTAATTGACACACCACCAATTTGTAACGTTGTGGCGTTTGCAGTTGTAAACGTTCCAGCCGCTGGCGTAGCTCCGCCAATAACAGCGTTATCAATCGTGCCAGAATTAATATCAATTCCTGTAACGGCAGTTGTTCCGTCGAGCAAGTCATCAATGCCGTCAAGGTTATTGTTTATCTTTGTCCCCCAAGAATCCTCGGATGCGCCAATCTCTGGCTTTACCAGAGAATAAGTTGTGGTCGTTGTATCTGCCATCTATATCTCCTGTTAATTAATCTGCTGGCTCTGGTGTGTTGCCCTCAGCCAGCCATTTTAAGTATTCTTGCCAATCTGTATTAGACTCGTCATCAGGAATGATTGCACCGTCTGATGTACGAATGATTCCTGACAATACTTCGTTAGTAATTAAATGTGTCTCTCTTATCTTGTACATTTATAACTCCGCAGAAGCTGTTAGTTTAGATAAGTACCAAAAACCACTGCCAGTACCGTTAGCGGTTGGATTTAACTTAAATCTTTTTTTATCAAAGTAATTGACAGTTACACCGCCAACAAGACTTAAACTACCGAGAGTAACTACTACTGTAGGCGTTGCTCTCATTTCACAATACCATGTTGAAAAACATCCGGGTCCGTAGTAACCGTTTACAAAGTAACCAGCAAAAAAATCTAATCCGCTATCTATTGGTTGTTGGTAGTATCTCTGACACAATCCTAACTCAATCCCATACGGTCTATGCTCAAACTCAGTGGCTGAATCACCAACCTCTAGCTGGACTCCTGTGATGTTAATGTAGTTAGATGTAGAGTCTGCAAGCGCTAGAGTACCGTTAGCGTTTCTGTCTGCTGCCGAATTAGATTGCCATGTTGTTGGTGATGTACCACTACTCCATGTCGTGCCTGAGTCAAACCACCATTCAATCATCAAAGATAAATTATTATCGTTATCTAATGCTCCAGAAGTATCACCAACAAAAGTAATAGTTTTCTTTTCCCAAGTAGCCGAACTATTAATTGTTACTGTTCCACTAACAAATCTATCGTTATCATTATCATAAAGATTGACTTGCATATTGCCAGTCTTATTAGATTTTATCCAAAAAGATAATGTAACTTTTTTAGCAGATGTAGTACCTTTGGCTAGATGCTGTAAAGATTGTCCTTCTATTCTATGTTGAAGAATAGCTCTATCACCTGCTGCTGGACTAGCATCTGCTGTTGTGCAAGAAAGTTTAA